AGTTTCTGCAAGCGACATAACTAAAGTCGTGACAATTGACCAAAACAACGTAGAGACGGCTTTAAATTACCAAGTAAATATTGGCTTGTTTCCAAAAATTGTAATAACAAGCGCAAACCAATCATTTAAGTTTAAAATGGTTTATACTGCTGGCTTTACAACGGTTCCCGAGGACATTAAGCTTGCTATTAAAATGATGGTAAATACAATGTACGAGAGACGTGAGGATTTTAGCGACTTGCAAGCAATTCCTTCACCTCTTGGAGTAAAAGCATTGTTAATGCCTTACAAGACTTACAACTGGTTTGGTGCATGAGGACTAATAAAGAACTTAAAGCTGGCGATTTACGTGAGCGCATACAATTCCTAAACCCAACGCTATTTGCGGATGGCTTTGGTGGTTACTACTCATCAATGGGCGTGACTTATACTTGCTGGGCAAAGGTTACTAACTTAAATGGAACTCGACAGAATAGCGAGGACCAAATGGTTATTAAAAACTCTTGGGAAATAATTATCCGAGACAATCCTTTGGTGACTATTACCAAGTCAATGCACATTGTTTACGCTGGCAGAACGCTAATAATTGACAACATAATTGACGTGCTAGAATATGACAGAATGATTAAGCTAATTGCAAAAGAGCGAGATTAATGGTAAGTATCAACTTTGACAAGAAAAGCCTTAACGCCTTTTATAAATATTTAAAAGACTTAGAGGACGACGTTGCTGACTTTGTACGCGCAGAGGTAGAAGATTCTATGCTGGCAATTGAAACAGAGGCGGCAACAAATGTCAGGGTTGGAAAACAATTTGGAGGAGCATTAAAGCAAAGCATTCAGTCAACGCCAATTAAAGTGACTAAAAACGAAGTTACTGGAGGCGTTGAGGTAGGAGCCTTTTACGCGCCTTATATTGAGTTTGGAACTGGTGGAGGTGTTGTTGTACCAACGGAATTAAAAACCTTTGCAATGCAATTTAAAGGCACAACTGGACGCAAGAGAAACTTTGATGCTGACCCATTCTTTTACCCAGCAGTTTTTAAGCAAAGAAAGGAACTGCCAAAAAATATTGAGCGGACTTTAACAACATTATTGAAAAAGAGACAATGAGAAATATTAAAAAGTTTGTACGCAAGGCTTATTGGTCAGCTTTAAACGGAACCATTACTTACAAAGGTGCGCCAGTTCTTTGCTACGATACCTTTGCGCCTGACGATGCCAATTTCCCTTACATTCTTATCACGAATCAGACCCAAGAGGACGACAAAGACAACCAAGAATATAACTATATCACAACAATAACTTTGGACGTTGTAACGGCAGGAATTGCGCCTTATGGTCGACTAGATGCTGACTCAATCGCTGACTCTATTTTGCAAATTGTTTGCCTATATCCTGAAAACTATTTAGCGCTAGAAATTGGCAAAATTGTAACGGCTAAACTTGTTCAGCAGACTAGCCTTTCAAGCATTACCGATACAAATATTGTGCATAGGGAAATAATGACTATTGAAAATTGGATTGATGGGTAAGGTTAACGGCTCCGCTTTATTTGTTTCGGTTGGTTTAGCTAGAATTGCCAAATCAACTGCTTACAATTTGTCTGCTGAAATGAGCCAGCTAGACAAGACAAGCAACGAGTCAGGATTTTTTGCAGACAATATTTCAAAGCTTGGGTCTTGGTCTTTATCAAGCGACTCACTTTTTATTCAAGAAGGCTATTCTTACGGCGACCTTTACACCGCTTATATTAATCGTGAGCGAGTTTATTTGTCAGCTGGGCAAGAAGATAGTTTAACCTTTATTGGATTAGCAACGATTGAATCAATTAGTCAGTCAGCAGCAATGGAGCAAGCTGCAAGTATTTCTGTAAGTTTTAAAGGTGTTGGCGGACTTTATCCAACTATTTTACCAGCCGAGCGCTTTATTATTGACGAATTATTTGAGATTATTATTGACCAAGACGGAAACTTTTTGGTCTATACCTAATTTTTATTGTATTGCATTTTTTCCAAGTCCTTTTATTTTTAAAAAAAAATAGCATTTAACTCTAAAAAATATGCCTACTACTGGAAAATTTAACGGAACGCTCCTAAACGTTTATCTTAACAACGTAATGATTGGATGCGCCACCTCCTCAGAACTATCTGTAAATGTTGACCTTGCTGATGCAACTTGCAAAGATGATGGCGGCTGGGCTGACCACATTGCTGGTCTTCGTGATTGGTCTGTTTCTACCGACGGATTGGTTGCATTTGACGACGTAAACAACGTTGGTGACATTTATACCCTACTAAGCGGTCGTACTGTTGTTGCTCTGAAATTTACTACCAACGTAACTGGAGACCTAGTATTTTACGGAAACGCATCTGTTGCCTCTATCTCTGTAAGTGCAGAAATGGAAGCAGCAGTAACCTACTCAGTAGAATTTACTGGAAAAGGTCCTTTACTAAAGGCAACCGTAGTACCAGCATCAACTTAATTAGTATTATATTTCGCCTATGAATCACACAGGCAGAACAATAATCACAATTAATGGCAGCACCTATACCGTAAAATTTGGTATGGGTGCTTTGTTGCATTTTAGCGAAGGACTTGGCTACGATGTCCAAGAAACAATCGAGGCGCTAACAAAGACAGGCGTTGGTCAAATTAAAGCAATTGCTAAATTTATTTATGCGGCTTTGTATGTCGATGCGCTTTATCACGACAAAGAATTTACTTTGGAACTTGTTGACGTCATTGACTGGGTCGACACAAACCCAACAGACGAAATTGGTAATGTTGTTGTTGTAATTATGCAAGGCATAAGCGCAATTACAAAGGTAGAGTATCCAAGTGGAGACGCTGGAGAGTCAAAAAAAAAATAACATTTAGAGACGTTTGTCATTACGCCATTGGGGAGTTAGGTATTGCACCTGACTCCTTTTATTTTATGTCATTTGCCGAGTATCAATCCATTGCCTACGGTTATGCTATGCGGCAAAGCAAAGAGGAGAATTTATTTAGAACGCTTTGGGTTCAGCTTAACAACGTAAACGTTACCAAGAAATCTGACTTAATTAGAAAGCCTGACAAGTACTGGAAAATTCCATTGCTAGATGCCAAGCCAGTTGTGATTCCGACTGAAGAAGAGAAGCAGAGAGCGTACCAAATTGGACTACAATGGCAAAACCTTAAATTTGAAGAAGAAGCCAATTTTGACACAGTAACAAAGACCATAAAATGAGCGCAAAATTAAATGTTGACATTGTCGCCCAGTTAAAAGAATTTAACAAAGCAATGTCCGATATCAAGTCGGAGGTTAGCGATATGGGTAAAAAGATTGACAGAACAAACAACGATGGAATAAAATCCACAAACAAACTTTCTGCTGCTTTTACAAATATTGGCAAAACTTTGGCTGGAGTTTTTGCAGCTGATATGCTTTTAGGTTTTGGTAAAGCGGTTATTGATACGACTGCTGAATTTCAAAAAATGGAGGCAGTATTGACAAATACTTTGGGTAGCAATTCTCAGGCTCAGCAAGCAATGAGCCAAATTGTAGCTTTTGCCTCAAAAACTCCATTTCAAGTAAACGAATTAACAGATTCATTTGTAAAATTAGCTAATAGAGGTTTTGTTCCTACAATGAAGGAGATGACCGCATTGGGCGATTTGGCTTCTTCTACTGGTAAATCGTTTGACCAGTTGACGGAGGCGGCTTTAGATGCAATGACTGGCGAATTTGAAAGACTAAAAGAGTTTGGAGTTCGTGCAAAGTCTGAGGGAGATAAGGTTCAATTTACTTTTAAAGGAGTCACAACTGAAGTTCAAAAAACAGATGGAGCAATTAAAGATTATTTAATTAGTCTTGGACAAGCTGAAGGAGTTTCAGGTGCAATGGCTGCCATTTCTGAAACTGTTGGTGGAAAAATATCTAACCTTGGTGACAATGTCGACCAGCTAAAATTAGCTATTGGCAATCAAACGTCAGGAGTTTTTGCCGCATCAATTGATTGGCTCTCTGAATTTGTAAAGCACGCTGCATTATCATTAAAAAGTATTTCTGAATTAAAAAAAGAAGTAAGCGACATTCAATTTAGCGGAAATTTAAATGAAACTTTTCAAGAGGTTGATGCTCTTGTAAAGCGCTACAAAGAAATTTACCCTGAATTAAGCAATACTCAAATTATTGATAAGGCTATTGATTCTGTTACTGAATCTTATAGGGGATTGTCTAAAACTGCGTTGGCAAATGGCACAATGACCGTTGGCGAATTGTGGAAAATAATAGATGAATTAGGAAATTATGGATTAAAGTTAAAAGAAACGGCTGCTATTGCATCAATTAAAACTAAAGAGGAACTTGAGGACATAAAAAAACTAGCAGAAGCCGCAAAAAAAGCACATGAGGAAAAAATTGCTCAATTGCGAAAGGAATCCGATGAATACGAAAACCATGTTAAAAAAGTATATCAATTAGCTGACAGAGACCCATTTGGTCAAAGAAATCTAGACCCAAATAGAAACGCAGACCCTGAGCGTCAAAAAATAATGGAGAACGCTGGGCAAAGAATCTTGACACTTAATAAGCAGATTGGTGATTCGATGCAGGGAATTATAATTCCTGAAGATGCAATTTTAAGAGCGCAAGCATACGACAAGGCACAAAAGCAATTAGCTGACGATACGGCTTTAGTTGCTCAAAACATGGGTGCTGCATTATTTGTTGGCGATATGTTTGCACAAACTTTGTCAACCTTAGCAGAGACTGGGAAGCTATCTTTTCAAGGTATTTTTGATGCTTTAAAACAAATGGTAATAAGATTTGCGGCAGCAATTGCAGCGGCAATAACATTAAACATTTTAACTGGTGGAGCAGTAATGTCTGCTGGAGGCGGTAAAGGATTAGGTTCTTTAATTGCTGGAGGTAAAAAATACGGCATTGGCGGACTTACTCCATTTGCAAACGGTGGCATTGTATCAGGACCAACTCCAGCGCTTGTTGGTGAATACACAGGCGCACGAACTAATCCCGAAGTAATTGCACCTTTGAATAAATTGCAGAATATGCTAGGCGGAAATGTTACCTTTAGCATTAGCGGTGACAACTTAGTTGGAACATTAAATAGAGCAAACAAAACAAGAGCAAGAAAATTCTAATCAATGGCATACGGCTTAAAATACACGATTCCATTTAAGGACGTAGACAACAACACAAATCTTGTAAGCATTTACCAAGACGGATTTGTTGGCACATCAACTGAGTTAATTGCTAGCGATGCGCCAGCGGTTTACACATACGAAAGAGAGGATAATGAGGACATACTTTCGCCAATTATGTCTAGCACTTTTACCATTAGCTTTTACTCAACTGATACAACCGATTTTAGGAATTTCTTTAGCTATTCAGACAGAGAGTTTTATGTTGTTCACGAGTTTGCTGGCAATGTTGTATTTAAAGGCTATTTACTTAATGACATTGTTGGCGAACCATTTCAAGACCCACCTTACCCAGTTGTATTGACTGCAACAGATGCGCTTGCGCAACTTAAAAAGGTTACTTTAACTGGTCCAAGTGTTGATACAGATTTAAAAAATTTAATGTTTCAGCATTTGAATAGCCTTGGTCTTGGAATGGATTTTGAAATTTGTAACGACCTTTACGAGGGATTAGTTATGGACAATACAAAGTCCATTTTTAGCCAAGATGCTGGAGAAAGATTATTTGTTCAGGCTGGCACGTTTGACGCCTTAGGATTAAACGCATTTGAGTTTTTAGAAGAGGTTTGCCGAAGCTTTGGCTGGGTTTTATTTCAATCAAATGACAAATGGATTATTCAGCGACCGATTGCTAGAAATATTTCTAGCACAGTAATTTATTTGTACGACTTTTTTACAGGCGAACTGACCTCATCAACCAATAATCCAATGACATTGGAAACAGTTGCAGACCAAACAAATGTAAACACTGATTGGGTGCCAGTAGGAGCCGACCAGCTTTTGCAGTATCAAAGACCAATTAAAAAGCTTACTGTTACGCAAGGCGATTTGGGTCAGTCAATTATTGCAAATGGCGAGCAATTAAATGAGTCGAGTTGGTATTTAGAGGGTCCTTATAAGCCAGTCGATTGGACTGTAACTCCTGACCCTGACACGCCTATTATTCAAGTTTTCCCAAATAATATTCCGTCTCAGACTGGTTACGATGACGAGCAAGGTGTTTCTTGGGACATTAGATTTATGCCAAATGGCGAAGAGACAGACCAGCCAATAACATCAAAGCCAGTTTTCTTGGACTTTGCTGGGTTAAGCCTTGACTTGGAGGTTGACATTAATTATTTAACTCTTGCAAGTGGCTTGGCTATTGCGGTTAAACACGTTGATTCTAGCGGAACAACAAGATATTTAGGGACAAGTATTGTTGGAAGCTTGACCTTGCTCGATTGGAAAGAAACTTATAACACTTTTGTTTTTTATTCAACAAGAGATGATGACCAACGAAAGTTTAAACTTACAAGCTTTGTATTACCAACGGCTGGATTTTTGTCAATTGAATTAAAATACTTTGGAGAGACTGGCAACGCGGTAGTTACAAGTGCAAAGATTTTATCAACTTTTGAAGGGCAAAGAAACCCATCACAAGTAAAAAAGATTTACGAAACGGCAAGAGCCTACACAAGTTTGCGAGAGGATACGCTTACTTTTAGCGACCTCTGTATTACTGCATCAAAGAACTGGTTTAAAATAGGTAATTTGCCAGCGATTGTTTTTGTTGAAAAATCTTTGGCATCAACTCCTAATATTATCCGAGTTCCAAGCGGTGCGGTTACACAAGTAAACAGATTGACCGATACTTT